TTTCCATGGTGCATACGCTACTGGTGTTGCCAGCCAAGTCGCCGCCAAGACGAACGAGGAGCTCATGAAGTATGGTTTCCGCCCAGAGGATCGTCGTGGTAAGCCCAACCGTATGGGCAACGCGGGCCGCATGAATGTTCGCGAAAGCGCTTTGAAGCAAGGTGGTGCACTCACGGCGGTTCGTTCCGATACGACTCGGGTCGATGGTCGCATAAACGGTGCGAATGGTGGATGGACACAGAATTATCAGAGCAAGACGTTCCATCAGTTTAATGCATACAAGGGTAATGAAAACCCCAACTCTAGACGCCTCGATATCGCCGCGAACCAACTCAAGAACAACCCATTCGCGCACGCCATGTATCGTTAATTATTCACAATTCGTTGAAAACAGTCATTAAAATAGTATCCATCTATTTTAATGAAGGTGCACAGTCTTACTATCGATAGTAGTCAACGACAGGCAAATATATATGCATACGCGAATAGTTACGTGGTTACTCTCGAAAATCCGATATACGATGTTACAGAGTTTAAACTCGTATCAGCCCGTATTCCCACACCTCAACTCGCAACCTGTGCTACGAACAAAACCTTCAGTGTGGACGGAACACCCATCACACTCGATGAGACGAACTATACGAGTGGTACAGAACTCGCTTCAGATCTTGATTTAAAGCTGGGATCATCGAGTAATGTTGATACAGTCACGTTCGATACGGATACAGATAGCCTCATTTTTTCAAACACGTCTGTCGGTGATCATACGTTTACATTTGAATTCTTGGATGGTACGAATGGATACATGGACACGTCTTCTTCGTTAACGACACCACATCAGGTTATCGGTTTCACTTCGAATAACTACACATCCACGAATAAGGAACTTCGTTCTGGGGCGATCAATCTCGGTGGTCCAAATTCACTCATTCTGAAAATGACTTCCGGTTCTGACGAATTTACTCAGTCTGTGTACACGTCTACACCCTTCTATACGGGTCACATCCTGTTAGATGGATCGGATATTATCAACATACATGGAGGAGATGACCCTCTCGTGCACAGATTTCATTCCGGTCCACAAAAAGTTGTCAAAGAGTTGAAGATTGAATTCTTTTACATGAGTCATGGAAGACTCATTCCATATGATTTCAGAAATCAAGAGCACGTTTTGAAATTTGAAATTACATGTTCTACGGATAAACTTGAAGGACTCCCAAAAGTCCCACTAGATACATTCAGCAAAAAGACGGATACCGAGAAAATAAAGAACCCGGTAACGGAGGTTCTTTATAACCAAGAGGTTTATATTTATATAGGTATCATATTGTGTGTTGGTATGGTACTCATGCTCCTGATGCGAGGCGGTCCGATTAGCGCGAAATAGCGTACACGGGCTGCGCGGGCTTGGAGACGCGAGTAGACACAGTGGAGATCATCATGTAGACCGCGATGGAGAGGAGGGTGGTGAGCACGGCAGTGAGCGCGTACTGGGCACCACCGTTCTTGGGCACCTTAATAACCTGGTTGATGATGAAGCGAACAACATCCATCCAAGACATGGCCGCCGCGAACGAGAAACCAGCGACAATCGCGTTGAGAGACTGGGTCTCAAGCTCCTGAGTAACAAGGGTGACAGTTTGCATAGCCGCCTTCATTGTGAATAGTATACTATAAGAAAGGAAAATTATTTATTCCGGTAACAACTCCTCTTTTGAAATTTTTTTATACATTGTCTTTTTGGTAGTAAAGAGTTGATCATCTCCTGATATATCACCATCTCCACATGAGTCACTGTCTGATTCGTCATCTTCATATACATGTAATTTTACACCCGAGTCGGAAAAATTCCAACCATCAGGCTCCCATGTGCTCATTACTATTAATAGCATTTTTTAAGATCTGTTCTGTTGGATTTTGTGGAATCCATTCATTCCAACGGTCATGTGCATCGTTGACCTGGAGAAGTATAGGATCAGAACCACTGTATCGAACGAACGAAGGACATTCATCCTCATCAACAACTTCCATATCTTCGTCTTCTGAATCTTCTGAATCTTCGTATATTTCTGGGAATGTGGACCCAATGGTATTACCGACTGTGTACATGGCACAGTATTTCATCGCATACTCCATATCTTCTGGAAGAAGTGTATCTCTTCCACACGCTTTGGAGTATTCGGCTGCGAGAAGCGTGCTTCGCTCGATGACGGGAAGAAGAATGTTTGTCATCGTTTCGATGTATTGTTCTGCCATCATGTTACCGGCATCACCGAATCCGGATTGCATGTTCATGTTTAGTATTTAAGTGTAAAAAGAGTTTTGGCAATTCCCTCACCGACTCGGAGAATGTTGTGATTGACTGCGTATACCCTGATTTGTCTAGCAAAGCTGGGACACGGTGTCAATTTCAAATAAAGTACCTGTTCTTTGATGTTACTTAGGTTGACTTGTCCCGTCGGGTACGATTCTTCCGGTTGAAGGGCGAAACTATATGAATAGAATCGCCTGATGAGTTGGGTCTTGGAATGATGAATCGCCGCCTGGACCGCTTTGAGAAACAAGACTGTACCAGTCTCTTGGGTGATGATATCTTCCCCATCGAACGCGAGGGTCAGATAGTCGAGGTTTTCATACAGAATACGTTTGTTATCTATGGTGAGTTCCGTGTTGTCGTAATCGAATGGGGTCACAGAGTCACCATGTCTTTGAATCACAAAGTAAAGTTCCTTGACTGGATTTCTAAAATCGAGATGAAACTTTCCTTCATTGACACCCGGACCAACGTCGAATACATTCTCTTGAAGTTGTGTGATGATGTAATCTTTCTTCATCTTTTGCATCTTCTTTCGTTCCGCTGTATCGAGAAACACGACTTCTGTACAGAGTTTAAACTCCTTGATGTGAATCTCCGGTGGGGACGTCACACGACCACCGCTCAGCGTCACCATGATATCCTGTGCCTTTCGAAGAGTTAATTCGATTTCCACCTCCTGTTTCGTGATGGCACACAGGGGTATGGCGAGTTCAGGGTGGTTGTAAAAGTAAAATGGAAGATCGACGAAAAAGTTTTCATCTGAGTCTGCACCGAGTGTTCCATGAATGATGATTCCAATGTTACCCGATGATCCACCCGTCGTGACTTCTCCAACTCTTCGATCCGTCGTTCGGAGTGGGTATTTGCCGATGAGTTGTTCGAGCGCCTTTTGCTTCGTTTGAGTCACGTTGTGTTCCGAGTAAATCTGGAGATAATCACTCGTGAGTCTTTGAACGATCGTTCCACCGATGATAAGGTCGGCATGTTCGATGATGGCGTGTCCAACAGATTCGATGTATATTGGTAATCCCGGAATCTCTGGAAGAGTCATCTTCACACTCAGTGTCTTCAGAAGATCACCTTGATTCTGAGGAATCTTGAATCGAACCTTCCTTCCAAAATCGGCATCACCATTTTCGGGGTCAAGGTCGATGTACTGCGTCGAGAAGTTTGCATGCTTCCTGTGCGCTTCTATGAAGTGACTGTAGTCTGGATTTCTCGTGAAATACCTGTCTTGTGACCCAGAGGTCATCAACTGAAGTTGACCAGCCATTACTACTATAACACCCTAAAATTTTAAACCCGCTAAACCATTTTCAAAACGTAAAACGTTGTAGTTTATGGCATAGATTCTCGTATCATTTTCTACCGTCGGAACTCTGGGAGAAATAGTAATCGTGAACAATTTGTGTGCGATACGACTCATATTCACCTGACCAGTTGGGTAATACACTTCAGGTTGTAATGAGAATGAATACATACCAAACTTGGATTCAGTCGACGCTTGTGGAGCGTTTACATGGTGCTTGAGTGCCTGTTCGTACGTCATAAACAGAGTGTCTCGATTAAATACCACTTCATTGTTAAATCGTAGTTCAGCATTTGTGATGGTGTTGTACTGATTCGGAAAGTTATTCTGAACAGAATCTTCTGATTGTGACACGAATAACAATTCCTTCACTGGGTGCACAAACTTGAGCATCACAGATTTCTTTGTTTCACCAGCTTTCATCTTAAACTTTGCGATTTGGAGTTGTGTGATGACATAATCAATTGGTCGAGACATGAGAAAACCCTTTTCGTCATCCATGAGATATACATATTCCGTGTCCATCGAAAACTTCTTGATTGACGCCTGAATATTCGGGGGTGCACCGAAATGTATGAGTTCTTTCAAGGGTCTCAGTTTGATTCGAACTTCTACAATCTGTTTCGTGAGTGCACATGTCGGTATAGACAGGGACGAGTGCCTGTAAAAGTAAAATGGAAGATCCAAAAAGTACGTATACGACCCCGTGTACGCCAGAAGATTTCCATGACCATTGAGAAAGTACAACGTCTGTTCAATATCATCATTCGTACTATTGAGCTGTTGCTGCATGTATATGTACTCTCCTGTAATCTTCTCAATCACCTGTCCACCGATGACCAACTCTGCGTAATCAATCATGTGTGTGATTATAGATTTTGACCAAACGTTCGTCGTAGGGTTTGGATCAGGAAGGGTCACCTTCAGTGTAAAATTCTTGATGAGATCACCTTTATCATTCGGAACTCTGCATGTGAGAAGACTTCCAAAATCAATCTTTCCATCAAACTGACTCTCGACGTAATCGAACGAAAACTTGGTGTGTCTCTTGAAATTCATCAGGAAATATGAAAATTGTGGTTCACCAGTAAGCCATTGGTCCTGGATCCCTGTGGTGGCGATCCTGAGACGACCTGCCATTCCTACTGTATATGAGTAAAATTTTGCTAAATAAAACGAAACACTACAATAGAATGAACCTTCAGTTGAAGAAATTCAAACCCGAGACGATCACTGATGATAGGGTTTGTGTGTTTATAGGGAAGCGCAACACAGGTAAATCAACTCTCGTGAAAGATATCATGTTCCACAAGAGACATCTTCCGGCGGGAATTGTACTCAGTGGCACAGAAGAGGGAAATCACTTTTATTCAGATTTCATCCCAGACTTGTTCATTTACGGGGACTACGATCGAGATGCGATCGAACGTGTCATGGCTCGACAACGTAAACTCGTCGGTGAAGGTCGATCAAATTGTGGAGCGTTCATGCTTCTCGACGACTGTATGTATGACAGTAAGTTTTTGAAAGATACGTGTATCCGACAATGTTTCATGAATGGGCGCCACTGGAAAATCTTCTTCATGTTGACGATGCAATACGTGATGGATCTTCCACCAGCACTTCGAGCGAACGTCGATTATGTGTTTATTCTTCGAGAAAACATCATCCAGAACAGAGAGAAATTGTACAAGTCGTTTTTTGGCATCTTTCCT